CGCCCCGGGTGAGTTCCGTGACGTGGATGTCCCGTCTGGTGCGGTGCGCGACAACATCATGCCGCTGCCGTACAAGGAGCCGAGTCAGGTTCTGGCCGCGTTGCTGGAAAAGATCACCGAGGAAGGTCGCAGACTTGCCGCCATCGGCGACTTGAAGATCTCCGACATGTCGGCCCAGGCCCCGGTGGGTACGACACTTGCCATTCTTGAGCGCACGCTCAAGACGATGTCGGCTGTCCAGGCGCGTGTACACGCGAGCTTGCGGATGGAGTTCAAGCTCCTGAAGCAGATCATCCGGGACTACATGCCGCCAGACTATTCCTACACGCCGGAGGGCGGGGACCGACTGGCAAAGCAGACTGACTACGACGTAGTTGAGGTGATCCCGGTCAGCGATCCGAACGCCGCGACGATGGCGCAGCGGATCATGCAGTACCAAGCGGCCATTCAGTTGTCCCAGGGTGCACCGCAGATCTACAACCTGCCGCAGCTTCACCGTCAGATGCTGGAGGTGCTGGGGATCAAGAACGCGCAGACTCTGGTGACGCTGCCTGAGGATCAGAAACCGCAAGACCCCGTGTCAGAGAACATGCACGTGCTGATGGGCAAGCCGGTCAAGGCGTTCGCGTACCAAGATCACGAAGCCCACATGGCGGTGCACCAGTCGTTCATGCAGGACCCGAAGACTGCGGCGGCTGTGGGGCAGAACCCGATGGCTCAGCAGATGATGGCTGCGCTGATGGCGCACATTGCAGAGCACGCTGCGTTTGCATACCGGGCACAGGTTGAGATGTCGCTGGGGGTCTCGTTGCCCGCGTTGGACCCGGAGAACAACGCTCCGATCAGCCCTGAGGACGAGAAGGCTCTGGCTCCGCTGTTGGCCGCTGCCGCTCAACGCACGATGCTGCAGAACCAAGCGATGGCCGCGCAGATGCAGGCTCAGCAGCAGATGCAGGACCCGACGATCCAGATGCAGCAGGCAGAGTTGCAGATCAAGCAGGCTGACGTGCAGCGTAGGGCGCAGAAGGATCAGATCGACGCCCAGATCGCACAGCAGAAACTGCAGCTCGAAGCGCAACGCCTCGCCCTGGAGGCGCAGAAGCAGCCTGGGGAGAACCCGATGCTCAAGGCTGCGATGGCTCAGCAGGAGCTTCAGCACAAAGAACAGGCGCATCAGCAGAAGATGCGCCAACAACAGCAGCAAGCAATGATGAAAGCGCAACAACAAGCGCGGCAGGCAATGCTGCAAGCCGCCCGGAAATCGGGCAAACAGTGAGGTAGTAAATGGCAACCACTGCGTTTGACGTGGTTTTGAAGGAACTTGAAGAGCGTCGTGACTCCATCGCACAGGCGCTTATTGCAGGTTCAGCAAAAGACTACTCTGAGTACAAATTCATGACGGGTGAAATCCAGGGTCTTTCACGCGCTTATGCCTTCATAACCGACCTTGTGCGAAAGATGGAAAACGACAATGAGTGAACTACTCCTAAACGACGGCGAAAACACGTCCGTACTGCCTGAAACTGAAGCGGAACGCGCCCGACAGGTGCCTGATCCGGTGACCTACCACTTACTCTGCGTGCTGCCAAAAGCGGAAGAAGAGTACGAGAGTGGACTGGTCAAAGCGGGTCAGACCATGCACTTCGAGGAGCTTCTGTCTCCCGTGTTATTCGTGGCAAAGATGGGGCCTGACTGCTACAAAGATCCGCTGCGCTTTCCCAGCGGGCCTTCATGCAAAGTCGGAGACTTTGTCTTGGTTCGACCGAATTCAGGCACACGACTGAAGATTCACGGACAGGAATTCCGCTTGATCAACGACGACAGCGTTGAGGCAGTGGTGCAGGACCCCCGTGGTATCAAGCGCGTTTAAGGAGTAGTAAATGGCAGATTTCAAATTCCCAGACGAGATTGAGGACAAGAAAGAAGCTCCTGAGGAGCTTCAGGTTGAAGTCGAAGGTGAGGCCGAGACCGAAGTTGAGGTCATCGACGATACCCCCGAGGCGGATCGTGGCCGCAAGCCTATGAAGGAGCCCCCGTCGGATGTGACCGACGAAGAGCTTGAGCAGTACAGCGAGGGCGTCAAGAAGCGGATTCAGCACTTCTCCAAGGGCTATCACGAGGAGCGACGGGCCAAGGAAGCGGCACTACGTGAGCGTGAAGAGGCTATGCGCTTGGCACAAGCGTTGGTCGAGGAGAACAAAAAGCTCCAAGGCTCCGTTGGGCATAACCAACAGGTGTTGCTGGAGCAGGCCAAAAAGGTTGCTGCAAATGAGATCGAGCAAGCCCGTCAGAAGTTGAAGGCCGCACATGAGGCTGGAGATACCGACGCGTTTGTAACGGCACAGGAAGAACTGGCGAAGGCGGTTAATCGTTCTGAGCGCATCAACAGTTTCAAACCTCCTGTTGCAAAACCCGAAGAACCTGTGGTACAACCTGCACCGCAGGTAGTGCAAGCGCCGCCTCCTGACCCGAAAGTACGTGCGTGGCAAGAAGCCAATCCGTGGTTTGGGGCAAATCGAGGAATGACGGCGTACGCGCTAGCAGTTCATGAAGATCTTGTGAATGAAGGAGTAAGCCCGACCAGTGATGACTACTTCGCTCGGATCAACAAAGAGGTCCGTGGCCGGTTTCCAGAAGCGTTCTCCTCTGAGAAGCCAAAGAAGTCAAGCAGTGTCGTAGCTCCTGCAACACGCAGCACAGCGCCCAAAAAGATCGTGCTGACGCAATCACAAGTGAACATCGCCAAACGGTTGGGACTGACGAATGAGCAGTACGCCCGTGCGGTTGCGGAAGAAGTGAGGAAACAAAATGGCTGAACGTATTCCCCGTGAATTTGATTCGCGTGCTAAAGCGGAGCGTCCCAAGCAGTGGATGCCGCCGACGGCATTGCCTGACCCCTCTCCGGAGGAAGGGTATGTGTTCCGTTGGATTCGCCTGAGCACCCTGGGAACCAACGACCCAGGGAACATTTCCTCCAAACTCCGCGAAGGCTGGGAGCCTGTCAAGGCGTCGGATCATCCTGAGATTCAACTGATGGGGCGAGGCGGTACCTTCCCTGACAGCATTGAGATCGGTGGCCTGTTGCTTTGCAAAACGCCCGTCGAGTTTGTCGGCCAACGGAATGCCTACTACCAGCGTCAAGCTGAAGGGCAGATCCAGTCGGTTGACAATCACTTCATGCGCGAGAATGATGCCCGCATGCCTCTCTTCCGGGAGCGCAAGAGCGAAGTGTCGTTCGGACGCGGTTCGTAATTCAAGGAGTCTTAAATGGCTTACCCTACCGTGAATGGGCCGTACGGCCTACTCCCGACCAACCTTATCGGTGGTCAGGTGTTCGCGGGTTCTACCCGCATGATCCCGATTGCCAGCGCGTATGCAACGTCGCTGTACTACGGGGACCCGGTGAAGTTCACCTCTGACGGCACGCTGATCACCTCTGGTATCGCGTACAACACGGCTGCGGCAGAAACGGGCGGCACGCTCGGCATCTTCCTCGGCTGCGAGTACAGCAGCGCCAGCGGCCCGATCTACGGCAAGAACCGCTACCAAAGCTGGGCTGGCGGCACTGTGGCATCTGATGCCGTGGCCTATGTCTGTGATGACCCCTCGGTTGTCCTGAAGGCTGCAATCATCAGCTACACCACGGGTGCTACTCAGACCGTCGCTTGCGTTCCCGCCACTGCGCTGGGCACCAACCTGACCTCGATGGCTACCGCCACGGCCAACACTGGTTCTACCAGTGGCAACTCGGTGGGCGATTCGAGCGTGGGTCTGATGCTGGCCTCTGGCAACGTGCGTCGCACCGCTACGGCTCCGTTCCGTATCGTTCAACTGGTCCCTGAGACGCGTCTGTTGGTCACCCAGACCGCCACGACGGGTAACGCCAGCACCTCGGTCACGCTGTCTGCCGCCAACGCAGATGTCAAGACTGGCATGCTGGTGACGGGTCTGAACGTTGCGGCTGGTACGTATGTGGCGGCTGTCAGTGGCACCTCGGTGACGCTGTCGCAAGCTACGAACGCTACTGCGGGCCAGACGGGCACCCTGACCTTCGACGGTTATCAGGAAGTCCTCGTCAAGTGGAACGCAGGCTATCACGCCTACGAAACCGCTGTGGCGATCTAAGGAGTAAATCATGGCTATTAGTCGCGCACAACTACTCAAGGAACTCCTCCCAGGGCTGAATGCTCTGTTTGGTCTGGAGTACAAGCGGTACGCCGAAGAGCACAAGGAGATCTACGATACGGAGACCTCCGAGCGTTCGTTTGAAGAAGAGACCAAGCTCTCTGGCTTCAGTGCGGCCCCGGTGAAGAACGAAGGTCAAGCCATCGCGTACGACAATGCGCAGGAAGCCTGGACCGCTCGTTACAACCACGAGACCATTGCTATGGGCTTCTCCATCACCGAAGAGGCGATGGAAGACAACCTGTACGACAGTCTCTCGGCTCGCTACACGAAGGCTCTGGCTCGGGCGATGGCTTACACCAAGCAGGTGAAGGCCGCTGCCATCCTGAACAACGGTTTCAACTCCGCCGTGACCTACGGCGACGGTCAACCGTTGTTCTCGACCAGCCACCCGCTGGTTTCTGGTGGCACCAACAGCAACCGCCCCTCCACCGCTGCGGACCTGAACGAGACTTCCCTGGAAGCCGCCGTTATTCAGATCTCGTTGTGGACGGATGAGCGTGGCCTGCTGATTGCAGCCAAGCCCCGCAAGCTGGTCGTACCCCCGGCGCTTCAGTTCGTTGCGACCCGTCT